CTATTCTTAATACATTACAACAAGCTCAAAAATATACAGTTGAACAAACTAAAAGTGCAATTGATTTTCAAGCTCGTGCTGCTAAAGCAGTAGTTGAACATTGGAACACAAACGTAAAATGGTGGGAAGATATTCTTTCTAAGAAAGATTAATTTATGGCTACTACAGATACGACTAATTTTAACTTAGACCTTAATGAATTAGCTGAAGAAGCGTTTTCACGGTGTGGAACCGAGATGCGTACAGGATATGATCTTAAAACAGCTAGGAGGTCTTTAAATTTGTTAACAATTGATTGGGCCAATAGAGGTATAAACTTATGGACAATTGAGGAGGGGACTATACCTTTAACTCAAGGTACTATTGCTTACGATTTACCTGTAAATACAATTGATTTGTTAGAACATCAGGTTAGAACAGGCTCAGGCACAAACCAACAAGATTTAACTATTAGTCGTATTTCTGTTAGCACATACGCAACAATACCAAATAAAAATGCGACAGGCCGACCCATACAAATTTTTATAGATAGGCAATCAGGAGCTACAAACTCTTCTAGTGTAGTACAAAGTCCTCAAGTAAAAGTATGGCCTGCACCGGATAGAAGTAACTTTTATACACTTGTGTATTTTAGAATGAGACGTATACAAGATGCTGGGAACGGTACTAATACGCAAGATATACCTTTTAGAATGTTGCCTTGTTTAGTATCAGGATTAGCATACTATCTTTCTTTAAAAATACCAGAAGCAACCGACAGAATACAAATGTTAAAACAAGATTATGAAGAACAATGGTTAGTAGCTTCTAGTGAAGATAGAGAGAAAGCTCCGTTAAGATTAGCTCCTAGAGAGTTTTTGTACTAACATGGGGTCTAATTTTGCAAGAGGCAGAAGAGCTATTGCAGAATGTGATAGATGTGGATTTAGGTATAAACTAAAAGAGTTAAAAGAGCTTACAATAAAGGCAAAAAATGTTAATATTTTGGTATGCCCAGAGTGTTTTGAGCAGGATCAACCACAATTACAGCTTGGTATGTTTCCTGTCAACGACCCTCAAGCTCTGAGGAACCCACGACCAGATTTAACAAGATTTGCAGAATCGGATTCTAGAAGTTATCAGTATGGGTTTGACCCTGTAGGTTTTAGTAACCCTTTTAATTTAGATTTAACAGATAATTTAAAAATAACTACAAGCGTAGGAACTGTTACAGTAACTACAAACTAGGAGAAATTATGGATGATATAGGAAAATTTAAACAACCCGTAGATGTACCTGTTCCAAAAGAGGGCGGTTATCCGAACAATATCCCAAACACTCAAACAGTTAAAACTAGAGGTACAGGAGCTGCTATAAAAGGGACTAATTCTTCTAAAAGACTTGGATAATGAATTATAGCCAATTATTTGAAACTATAAAAGGTTATTGTGAAAATGACTTTCCTACTACGTCTTTTACAGGTAGTGATGAAAGCACTGTTAGCCTTACAAGCACAGAACAAATAAACACCTTTATAGATCAAGCAGAGCAAAAAGTATTTAACTCGGTTCAAATATTAGACCTTAGAAAAAACGTTACGGGAACTATAACTTCTAATAATCAATATCTTACAGTGCCGTTAGATTGGCTTGCTAATTTTTCTCTAGCGGTTATTGATTCTTCTGGTAATTACAGTTATCTACTAAACAAAGACGTAAATTTTATACGTGAAGCTTTCCCTAACCCTGCAACTACTGGGCAGCCAACACATTATGCATTGTTTGACCAAAACTCCTACATATTAGGACCGACTCCAGACCAAAATTACACTTCAGAACTACACTATTTTTATTACCCACCGTCTATTGTTACAAGCAGTACTTCTTGGTTGGGTGATAATTTTGATTCTGTTTTACTTTACGGTGCTCTAATTGAAGCACATATATTTATGAAAGGTGAAGCAGACACGTATCAAAGCTATGTGCAGAGATACAACGAGTCTATGGCGTTACTGAAACAATTAAGTGAAGGTAAAAATCGTCAAGATATGTATAGAACAAAACAAGTAAGGTTAAAAATACAATGATTGGTAATAGTACATCAGTATTATTGGGTGGGGGTGTAAAAGTCATGACAACTTCTGGCAGAGGGTTTAGTCCAGAAGAGGTTGCAGACAGAGCATTAGATAAAATTATAGCTGTTGGTAGTAATTCTCATCCAGCAGTTAGGACGCAAGCTGAAGCTTTTAAAAAAGATATACGAAAAGTTTTGGTTCATTACATGAAGGAAACAGTTAGGAGTCATAATGTGACTCTTGCACACAGGTTCAGGGATGCAGGATACCCTGAATTAGTAAAACTATTAGAGGAGTAAAAAATGGCAATTACACAAGCAATGTGCACATCGTTTAAAGCTCAGGCTTTATTAGGGGTCCATGATTTTAGACCAGAAGGTTCAGCTACATCCGATGTTTTTAAATTAGCGTTATATTCTGCGGGGGCTAGTTTAAGTGCTGGCACAACAGCATATGTTACCGATAGTGAATCTGTTGGCACTAATTATGTAGCCGGAGGTTCAGCATTAACAAACTTGGGAGTTACTACTGGAACATTATCAGGTTTTGTAGATTTTAGTGATTTAACGTTTACTAACGTAACTGTTAATGCGGCTGGAGCTTTAATATATAACAATACACCGTCTACAACCGATAATACAGGTGCAACATTAACTAATGCAGCAGTTTGTGTATTAGATTTTGGTGGCACTAAACAAGCCTCTGCCGGAGACTTTTCAGTTATATTTCCAGCTAATACTAGTGCAGCGGCTATTATTAGGATAGCGTAAATGGCTGCGGTATCTGTAAATGTATCTAGAACTTTAGCAGGATGGGGTAGGTCGTCTTGGAGTTCGGGGGCATGGAACGAGTCCATTACAGGTACGTTAGATGTAAACGGTTTATTAGGAACAGCAACATCAGCTACACCCGATGCTTTAGTTAATACTACTGGAGTATCAACTTCTGGAAATATAGGAAGCGTGTTAGTTTCTGAAGGCCCCACAAATATTCTTGTAACGGGTGTTAACGCAAATGGGGGAATAGGCACGATATTAGTTTGGGGGGTGATTGATACTTCTCAAACGCCAAATTGGCAAGAAATTAAAGAAGCAGCATAGGAGATAAAATGGCTTCAACATATTCTACAGATTTAAAAATACAACTTATGGCAACCGGAGAAAACTCTGGTACCTGGGGAACAATTACAAACACAAATCTAGGCACTACTTTAGAAGAAGCTATTTGTAGATCAGTTGATGTTTCTTTCTCTGGAGACAGTTTGACTTTAAGTGCAAATAATTCTAACGGTGCACAATCATTCCGTAACTTACGTTTAAACTTAACAGGCACTGGGTCAGCAGGTATTTCTTTAACTGTTCCCGATATTGAAAAAAACTACATAGTAAAAAACGCTCTTTCTACTGACGTAGATATTAAAAACTCTAGTGGTGGTGATGTTACTGTTCCAGCAGGGAAAACAACTCTTGTCTACAGCACGGGGTCTGGGGTTGTTGATGTTGTTGATAGTTTAGCTTCTTTGGTGGTTGAATCAACTTTTAATGCAGGTGGTAATGGTTCTGTTGGAGGCACTTTTGTAATAACGGGCAATACCACTGTTAGTAGTAACGCTTCTATTAGTGGCACGTTAAACATAGGAGGAAGTGTAGATGCCGCAGCAACTTTAGACGTTGCTAGTAATGCTTCTGTAGGAGGGGTGTTAAACGTAACAGGAAGTGTAGATACTGCAGCAACTTTAGACGTTGCTAGTAATGTTTCTGTAGGCGGGACTTTAGATGTAACAGGTTCTGCTGCCTTTTCTTCAAAAGTAACTTTAGGCGATGCCACATCCGATATAGCCATAATAAACTCTCAAGTAGAGTTTAACAATAATTTAAAAGAGCAGACTTTGTTAAGGTCAACTTCTGCAACCGGTACAATAAACTTTAGTCTTTTGGATTCTTCAGTCTTGTTTAATAATGTTAATGCGGAAGCTAATTTTCAAATAAACGTTAGGGGTGATGCTTCTACAAATATAAATAATGTTTTATCTACAGGACAAACAACAACTTGTGCGTTTATGAATACAAACGGGCTTTCTGCTTATTATGCAACCGCAATACAAATAGACGGAACAACAGCGTCTCCAATCTATTGGCAAGGAGGAGTCAAACCTAGTTCAGGTAATGTAAGTTCGATAGATACATATTTAATAAGTATTACAAAAACAGGTTCAGCTTCATATACAACAATTGCTTCTCAAACACAATTTGGACTGGATAATTACTAATGCCTATCATAAGTTCTCTCGGAGGTATTTCATCAATGGCGATGGGCCGTACAGGAGGATTTACACCTGCAATATTTACAATAGGAGCTACAACTTTTAATTTAGGTGGAGGCGATGTTTATAATTTTACAGATCAAACATTAAGAACAGCTACTATGCAAAATACTGGTTCTATGCGTGTAAAAATGTGGGGTGGCGGTGGCGGTGGTGGTCAATATTCAAGCGGTGGAGGAGGTAACTCTTCTGGCATTATTACTTTTGAAACAGGTACGCAGTTTACTATCCGTACTGGAGGTGGAGGCAATAGAAATGGAGGAACTCCAGGAGGGGGCAATGGAGATGGAGCATCAAATAGGGGTGGTGGTGGAGGATATTCAGGAATATTTATTAATAGTGTAGCTTTTGCTAATACGATAATGCTTGCTGGTGGTGGAGGTGGTTCTGGTAATGGAAATCAAACACCGTTCAACGTATTTCCCGGAGGAGCTGGAGGCGGTACAAATGGTCAAGGCGGTACAGCTACAAAAACGGGCGGTGGATCTCAATCTGCGGGGGGCGCAGGTAATTCAGCAGGTTCGCAGCTACAAGGGGGATCTGGTTTGGTTGGTGGTGGTGCAGGGTATTATGGCGGAGGTGCAGGAGGAGACGAAGGTGTATACGCACCAGCAGGAGGGGGAGGGTCAGGATACATCAACACTACATATGTTTTAGAAGGTAGCACTGAAACAGGAGACAGAGGAGACCCTGCTAACAAAGATGACACAGATAGAAACGGTGCGGGCAGTGGAGTTGCTACTACAAATACGGCTGGAGAAGATGGTCGTATATTAATATATTGGAGTTAAAGGAGATATAGATGGCTTCATCAGCGTCAGACGATTTAAAAATTGAAATAATGGTTCCCGGTGAAAATGTTGGAGATTGGGGTGATAAAACAAATACTAATCTACGAGGGATAGAAGAAGCTATATGTCAGACAAACGATATAGCTTTTGCAGGCACAGCAACTGTAGCTTTAAGCATTTCAAACTTTTCCAACCCTCCACAATCGGGAAGAGGTTTTCGATTAAATTTAACTGGTACAGGAACAGCGGGTCAAATCTTACAGGTTCCAGATATACAAAAGAGTTATATTGTAAACAACGGTTTATCAGTAGATACAATAATTAAAAATTCTACAGCAGCACCTACCGTAATAGTTCCAGCAGGTAAGACAGCTTTTGTATACAGCACATCAGCAGGAATTGTAAATTCAATTAATACTTTTACAAGCTCCAATGTGGTAGGCACGTTTGAGATAAGCAGTAATGCTTCCGTAGGTGGTACATTAAAAGTTACTGGAGACACTGATGTAGAAGATTTTTCTGCTAGTGGAACACTTGACGTAGCAGGTACAACTAATCTTGCAACTGCTGCTTTAACAGGAACTCTTAGTGTAGGTAGTAATGCTTCTGTAGGTGGTACACATACAGTTAAAGGATATTATAAAAATGTATCTGGTAATTTAATAGTTGAGCCTGCAACATATATTGCTGAGATAAGAGGTGGTGGTTCTACTGAGGGGCAAATACAACTTAATTGTAGAGATAATTCACATGGTCAAAAGATAATATCACAGCCTCATAGTGAGGGTGTTACTAACGAAATGCTGTTACCTAAAGGTGCTAACTCTACATTAGTGTCTGAAATAGGTACAGCAACTATAACTAATAAAACTTTAACTAGCCCTGCAATAAATGGAGCTACTATAGATTCGGCTGTTAGTGTTTCTTCAGTAGGTACATTAAATGCAGGTACTAATGCAGATATTAATGGTACTTTAGATGTAGGAGGTAATGCTTCAGTAGGAGGCACATTTAAAATTACTAATAATGTAACAGCTTCAGGTACACTTAATGTAGGCACTAATGCTTCTGTAACTGGAACTTTAGCTGTAACAGATACAATAACAGGAGCTTCTACAATATCAGATCAAGATGGTAATTTAAGAGATATACCATTAAGCACAAAAGTATCTGGAAACTACACTCTTGCAATTGGAGATGCAGGTAATCAAGTTACAGTAAATTCAGCTAATATTATAATAACTGTTCCAGACAGTGTTTTTGCTGTGGGTGATATTATATCTATAGTTTCTGTAAACGGCTGCACTGCTACATTAGCCTGTACTGCTGTTAACGCAGTCAAGGCAGGAGATTTAGCAAAAACTGCTTTGCATACATTAGATGCAAATGGAGTCGCATCAATTATGTTTAGTTACACAGCAGATTTAGCTGTTCTAACTGGAAATATTTCATAATGACTGGTGTACATCAATTATTATTTTCTAACTTTTCTGTTGCCTCTGTAGCTGGAGTTGTAGTTATTGAAAGTTTTTTAGGTGATACCACATGGACTTGCCCTACTGGCGTTACAAGTGTTGATTATCTTGTAGTTGCAGGAGGTGGTGGTGGAGGAACAGGGTCAAATGGCAATGGTGGAGGTGGTGGAGCAGGCGGATTCAGAACCGGAACATCTTTTAGCGTTACCGCAGGAACAGAATATACAATCACTGTGGGAGCAGGTGCTACTGCTCTATCTGCTTCTGGTAGTGCTACTGGTAATGATGGTAATAATTCAGTATTTTCTACCATAACCTCAACAGCAGGTGGTGGTGGAGGCGGTGGTAGTCAAGATGGTCGTAATGGAGGCTCTGGAGGTGGTGGAGGCAGTAATAA